TACTCAGGTAATGGTAGGCCAAGGCGGATTCGAACCGCTCCTTCTTCCGCTTATGAGGCGGCTGCTTTAACCAATTAAGCTATTGGCCCTTGCAAACCCCGCCTTAACCCGGCGGGAGGGTGGTTATTCGTCTGTATAAACTAAAACAGGCTCTATATCTTCTTCGTATCGATAGTATCCGATGAACTCACCTTCACACCAAGGCTTAATAAACTCGAAAAACTGCTCAATCTCGCCGTTGTAGTTTTTTATGTCACCTTTGGCGAGTAATGAGTATTGTCCCGCAATGCTGTCACTTGTTAGATTTCCGCACTCGGTTAGTGGCAGGTAGTAGCTTCCGTTATTAAACAGATAAGCCCACCGAGACGGCTTATCAATCAAGCATTCTGCTTCATGATTCTTATCACACATGGCAGAAATAACGTCTATTACTTCGCTTGGTGTTTCTTTTTTTAAGTCTGCGTTTACATAAATTTCTGTGTACATTCCCATCTTTCTATCTCCTAATCAGCAACCCTATTATAGGATTATAATCACTTATGTTAATGTCAATTTGCGACAGGTTTATAATAATTTGAATCGCTTGCTTACCATTGGGTGCTCAACCAGCGTTGTAGTTACTCGTTCAGCCTCTTTGGCTATACGATCAAACATACGGGTGACATCGCTAATCCAGTACACTACATAAGTACTACCGTTGGCGCTTTCGTGCGTGTTGCGAACAGATCCAGCCGGGCGTGGGCCATACGCGCTTCGCAATGCTTCATCGATCGCCCACTTAGGAATGCCATAGATGCTATTGATTCGATTACGCAGAGCAGTAATGCCCTCTGCATTAGCTGGCCGCTGATCCCAGATTGTTGTGCTTTCTCGAATCTCTTCTACTTCGGCAGACAGGTTGGCCAGGGCTTTAGCTTGTGCTGCCTGGTTGCGCTCAACCTCAACCATTGATGTGGCCATTCCGGCAATCATTTCAAGCGTTGTCATAGGCTTTGGAGTCTGGCTAGCTTCCAGTTCTTGCCATCGATCGACAACAGCCGCAGTGAATTCAGGTGATAAACGAGCAACAACCACAAGGCTATCTCGTTTATTCAGATGAAACTGCTTGTATGTGTTTCCACGGTGCTCGTAGTCTAACTCCTGAATTTCAGGGGTTAAAATTTGATCAGCAATCAGTCGGCGGATTAGCTGAGTTACATTGTCGTGACGCTTTTCTGTCAACTCCGCAATCTCGCGGGATGACATGGTGGCGGACGTATTGGTAGTAATTAAATTCATATCTTTGCACTCTTGAGGGTGGCGGACTAACATTCGAGTTCAAGCGCGGAGAGTGAACCGCCACGAAATGCCGCCATATATTTTTATCAGGCTTGAATCTGATTTGGTTAGTATAGCTTAGTTATCAAAGCCCGTCGATTTCGATTTTCACACTTATTCTCCTATGGGTTATGTGGTTTTAACTTTCTTTTCTAATTCTTTCATTAGCTTGTATGTTTCCGGCGCACGTCTACCATTGCACCAATCAAACCCAACCTCATCAATAAATGTCTTTTCTAGCAAATCCCAGTTATCGATAACTGATTTCCAATGATTGCTAATCTTTGAGATCTGATCAAACTTATCTTTAATCTCTGGGATCTGCTTTACAAGCTTAAGGCATCGATTAAGGTCTGCAGGGTCTGAAGGAGTGCATTTGTATTTGGGCTTAACACCACAGCTAACAAATGCCATGCACTGACTGCTAATACCCACATCATCACCAGCAGTCCATTCAAGGACTTTTAGCGCTAAATTCTCACTCATCACCACCCTCCAGTGCCTTGTTAATAACCATTAAAATTGTACTTTCTTTGCTGTAGCCGCTATCGAGCATAGAGGTCTTAGCCATGTTCAAAGCCTCCCTAAGTCTCTCTACTTCAGCGGTTAGGCTGTCGTGGGAGTTGATGGCGTGGGCTGCATACCCCATAACCATGGACGAAGATAATTCATCCTCTCGCTCATCCTCAAAGAAGCATTGAGTTACCTCAAGCGCGTCATTACGCACGGATATTCCATGTACCCTGCCTAAGAACACATCACTCATCTTCTTACTCATTGGTTTCTCCTTTGTCTTTGATTTGACATACTAATTCAGCTACAAGGTCAACAAGATCATCATAATTCCAAGATTCAAACGGATCTCCGTCAAACTCAGAAACATCGAAACCCAGACCTTTTAAATCCTTAAGATTCTTTTCGTGTTGAGGAAAGCTACTCATCCCTTCTCCTCCTGTAGCTGTGATAGTACAGGCCATTCCGATACTTTAGCGCCATCGTAATTGTCATACTCGTCAGACATCTTAAATTTTTCAAGAGCTTCGTTTGCCAAAAGCTCTGACGAATAGATCGTATTAACCTGATAACCAGTTTCATACCTGCAATAGCACAGTTCAAGCGCCCATACCTTACTCATCTTCACTCTCCTTAACCGCTCTATTGAGCGTTTTGTTTACCCAGTCTGTAAATACTTCGCCTTCAGCTTTAGCCTTGGCTTTCCAGTTGATCTTGTCTTTAGACTTGCAGCCAGCATTCAGGCGGTCGTTATAGCCTTTGTTTTTGGCTGCGTGCTTGTTTCCTTTAGGTGCTGGCATTAACTCCTCCTTATTAACTTAAACCCAGTATACATACTGCATATAGTTTTGCAACACAATCTATATAAATTACTACTTTCCACCTATACCCGCTAATGGCTGGTTAGCCTTGGTAGTTGTATTCGTATGACGGGTCTTTGATTCTGAAATAGTGCATTTCAGCATGAGTTCGGATTGTTCCTGTTTCGCCATCCCTTGATTTGCCAATGATTAGCTCAAGTATGCCCTTGTCTGGCGTATCCTCGTCGTAGTATTCCTCTCGGTGGACTAGCAGGATGCCATCAGAATCAGCCTCCATGCCGCCTGAGCCTTTAATGTCCTTTACGATCGGCCTGTGCTCGCCTTTTGGTCGCTTTAGATACTCCCGGTTGAGTTGAACTAGGCCAATGACAGGGATATTCATTTCCTTTGAGAATGACTTGAGCGCCTTGGTTATCAAGGCTAACTCCCTCACCTCATTGCCTCGGTCATAATTCATCAGCTGAATATAATCAACTACCAAGACGCCTCGATTCTTTTCTAGGTACGCATCCTGCTGGTTAAACCAGGCGCGCGACCTCAGTATTATGTCCTGAACACCTACATTCCCGTCTTGATCAATCTCTAGGTTGTAGTCCTTGTTAATATTTACACCTGCCGCCAGTTCGCTGCTGTATTCACCAAGGAATTTATCAGGCCGCTTAAATAGCTTGCCAGGAACCGATCCCGCGCTCTGAATCATCCGCTTAGCGATCTCAGTTGCCTGCATTTCGAGAGAAGAAAAGAAGACAGGCACGCCGTCAGCCAGTTGTGTTTCGATAAACTTCTGGGCAACAACGCTTTTACCCATGCCGGATTGACCGCCAATTAAATACAGCTTTCCACCTTCAAATGGCAGCTTTTCGTTAAGTTCAGTTATTCCTGTGTTGTAAACCATTCCGCGACCTTCTGCCCTTTCGTCAAGATCATTCAGAAGGTTCTTAATTGCCTTTCCAATCGAAAAGCGTGTTGTATCGCTTCCTGAGCGGCTTAAATCTGAAAGGCTGGCACTTGCACTACCTATGATAGAAACGGCGTCACAGCCTTGCTGTACGCTCTCAGAAATGGAGTTAGCCAGCAATACCAACTTGTTTTTTGTTGATTCTTCCTTGAGAGCAACAGAATACGCCTTGCAGTTGTCTGGGTTCAGGCATTGCATGGAAAAGTCACTAAGAATATCAAGATCGATATTTGTCATGTCTGAAACAGTAAAAACATCTGCTTCAGATCCTAGCTTCTTCACAGCCTCAAAGATTAACTGTCCGTTAACTGTTTGAAAATCATCTTTGCTGATTATGGCTTGCGCTTTCTCAATTTGTTTGTAATCACTCAGTATTGCGCCCAATACTTGGATTTCTGATTCTGTCATAGTGACTCCTTAATCTTTGACAGTAATTTATGAGCCTCTGCAATCTGCTCTGGTGTTGACTCTGGCAAGTTTTCACAGGTTAGTAGTTTGTACTCAGGTCTTTTCACAGTGTCAGGCTTACACCACTTGATAAACTCAGGAACCGAAGGAGGGTATTGTCCGCCAAGAGTTCGAGCCTTAACACAGCCAAGCTTTACCGATTCCAGGTTATCTAGTCCACTCTCAATCAATCCGCGAATCAATTGGACTTTGTACAGATCGATAACTTCCGGCTTCATCGTTGCAGGCATAGATGGCCATATACCCATAAACGACTCGATTAGCACGCTGGCTAGTTCTTCGTTGTTCATCACAGTGTCCTCATTGAGATATCAGATAGTGATTCGTTAGCCTCTGGCTGATCAGGTGTTGCCCTATCAAGCCATCCTCCCAGAAACTTTGTCATGCCTCTGGCTGTTTTTCTTTTTGCTGGGTTTGATGTTAGCCAGAACCTTGCTGATTCAAACTCTCTGTCTGTCATTGATTTACCGAACTGTCGATAACAAGCATTCAGATACTCATCAGGACAAATCCAAATACTCCCATCTTTTAACATGAATCCTTCTGTCGAAAGCTGCGCTTGAGGCTTTGCTTCCACTGGAATCAGGTTAAGGGAATCAGGAATCAGGTTAAGGGAATCAGCAGGATCAATTCCGTCAATGTCTCGATCATATCCAGATTTATCGCGATTAATCGTGAGTCCTTTAAAATCAATAAGTTGGCGGCCTTTTTCTGAATAAACAGGAATGTCAGAACCTTTTTCACGTTCGTTCTTGTGTGGGTTCTGATGAGTGCAAAAATTGACCACGTTTAATAGAATTCTATCTCCGTCCGAGTAGAACCGTATAAATCCAGATTTATCCAGATTAATCGCGATTTTTTTAATGTCGCAATCGTCATAGGGTAAAAGCTGGGCCTTTAGTCGTCTTTCTCGCCACTCAATATTCCCCTGGTAGTCGGCAATAGTCCAAAGACCAATGAAGAAAAGTCGGCCTAGCGGCTCAATGTCAGCCAGCTCATCATTGGTAAAAAATGATGGCTTTATGTTTCTAGCTCTCGCCATCGTCATCACCAATAATCAGTTTAGATTCATTTAGCGCCTTAATGATTGCACTAACGTCATTTCTGTTTATTACAAGCCTCTCAAGCTCAACATGTTGAATGTCGCAGTTGCTTACGTTCCCATAAATCAAAACGACGTCATTATCTGAGTTCAAGAAAACTTTAATTAGTGATTGGTTTGTTTCGCTCATGTTATAATCCTGTTTGTGCTTTTTTATGGTGCCCTTGTTGGCGCAAGGGTGCTTATTTTAAGCCGACTTAACTTCACCTGATTTCCTGTCCTTAATGTAAGAATCAAGAATCTTGTTGATTATGTTATTCACGCTTCGGTTGTCTTTCTTCGCTTCAACTTTCAGGTCGTCCAAAAGCTTCTGCTCAAGTCTTAAGGTTGTTGTTGATTTTTTCATATTGGCCTCCTATTAAGATTTCATAACAATATCACAGTGATGTCACATTGCAACATAGTTTTAAAGGAAAAAGGGAGAATTATTAACAAGATGGACTTAATGCACTAATTTGTGCATTTACTTCAGACAAAGAAAAAGCCGCATATAGCGGCTCTGGAGATAGGATAGTGGTGAGATCTTTATTATGCCCTAACTATAGGGCAACTCAAAGGTGATAGAACACAGTTATCATAAAGGCCGAGAAGCCACATAAGCCGCTAACCCCTGCCAATGTCCAGCTAGGCCAGTTATCATGCTCACGGCGTAATGAGTAAGCCAGCAGGCCGGATATAACGCAGGCTAAGGCTAGGATTGCTATTGTTTGCATGATTGCTCCTTAATATCTTCTTCTGTATAGCTCATTGGTTGGGCTCCTTATTGAATTTTACGGATTCATACCAGTATTCTTTGCTAATGGCCTTTTCGTTTAACTCATCGACACGTTTTTTGGCTCTCTTTATGCTGTCGAAAACCTCTACAGGCTCGCAATCAAACACCGATATGGCTGTTCTTCTCTGGCCCATTATTACGTATGCCCTCATCACCCTTGCTCCTTTAGGTTGTTGGCGTATTCGATAAGCTCAGTATGAAGAACCGATCCGCTTCGAATTGTTGAATTAGCAGCCTTAATAATAGCCTCAGCC